AACTGCGACATCGCCTCCTGGTGGAGCTTGTCGAGACGCTCGCTCTTTGTCATTCGGACCATGCGGTCACCATCGGTTGGCTATCGGAATCGGCGTCACCACGGCGGGCGTGGCTGAGACCTTCGCCCGGCGCACGCCCTCGAGCGCATATCGTAGCGCATCAATGCAGTGATTGTCGCGGTCAGCGAGAGCAGGTAAGACCATGCCTGTCAATGGATCGGTTTTGTAGCTGTAGAGCGACAGTTCGTCGATCAGATGCTGGCAGCGCGGGTGCACGACGATATCGAAGCTCTTGAGCCACTCGACGCCTTCTTCCACCGACTTCGGCCCCTTCACCGCGGGCAGGATCTTCGGGAAGCCGTGCCGCCGCATGTGGCTGATGGTCTCTGGGCGCGCCGAGTCGGCGATGATCGGCCAGCGCTCGGCGTCCGGCACCGTCATAAACAGATCGGGCGTCGACGTGATCTCGCAGCCGACCATGTATGCCTCGTAATCGACGTACAACGTCCTCCCAGCGATGTGAGATCGCACCAGCACCGTAGGGTCGACTGCAAAGCCCCAGTCCGCCCCAAGCCGGTGTATGGCGTCTGGCGGGGCCTCGAATTCCTCGATGCGCCAGTTTCTGAAAACGCGCGCCTCGCTGTTGGTCAGGTACGACCCCATCCAGACGTGGCTGTACTTCTCGGGGTCTCGCGAGCGGTCGTATTCCATCTCGGACTTCAGCTCATCCGGAAACCAGGGGTTGTCCGTGTAGTTAACCTCTCGGATGATCGAGTCGGGCGGCGGAACCTCGCCGCGGAGCAGCGCATCGACCGGATCGCTCGCCTGGTTGGGGTTCCAGGTAAACCAAAGCTCGGACCCGCCCTTTCGCATCGTCGGTCGCAGGAGGTCGAGACTGCGCTGGCTTAGGCTCTGCGCCTCCTCAACCCACGCGCAGTCGTAGCCTTCAAGCGACTTGATGCTGTCCGCCGTATGGTTCTGCATGCCCTGGAAAATAATCAAGCCATCGCCGTGCTTCGACTTGATGACCGACTCCTGCACCTCGAAGTACGCGCCCGCGCCCATCTGCTCGATCTTGAGCTCTAGCAGGCGCTTGACCGACTGAGCCAGGCTCTTTTGAACCTCACGCACGCAGACCGTGCGCCGCCGCTGGTCCATCAGATGCGCCTCGACGACCATCTCGGCGAAGAAGTGCGACTTTCCAGAGCCTCGACCACCATGCGCGCCCTTGTAGCGTGACGCTTGCAGGAACGGGAGGCCCCATTCGGGGGTTTGGATCTGGAGCGTGCTCAACGCTTAATCACGCGCTCGATCTTCTGAATTGCCAGCGGTCCGCCGTCCTTGCCCGTCAGCTCTGCCTGCACCTGCGCGGGAATGATCTTGCCCAGCAGCGTCATAAACGCCTGCGGGTTCTCGCGCGCCTGTTGCATTAGGTACTCGGCGCCGCCGACGCCGTGAAAGGCGATCTCGATGCTCTGCTTGATCGTCTGCGTCAGCTTATTCGGCACGCCCTTTGGCCTGCCTGGTCCTGCGCCTTTGGCCGCCGCGCCTGTTGGTTTCCGCTTGGTTTTTTTTACCTCGTCAGCCGCCGGAACCATCGCCCACCACCTCAATCAATTTATCAAGATAATGACGCGCCTTATGTAGATCCTGCACGCCGCCCTTGTCCTGCCATCTGCAAACGTATTTTACAACGTTCCCCTCAAAAAATCCGAGCCCGTTCGCCGCGATGAAGTCCCACGGCTGCATGGGCTTGCTCTTGTAGTGATCCCCGCCGATCTGGCGTGAGTTGGGGTCGTTGCTCATTATATACTCAGCCATCAGAAATTGTTTTCCAGATTAATGCGCACAAACTTATAAAGCGCCGGCTTGTTCGCCTTCATAACCATTGCGTCCCTCGAGTTCGTGATGATCTTGCGTCCCTTGCGATCCCACGCGAACCAATAATTAGCCTTATATTCAACCGGAGTATTAGCGATTATTTTTATCGACAAATAGCGCCCGTTGGGGTCGGTCTCTTTAGTGTAAGCGCTCCACTCTGAACCGTACATCTCGCGCAGCTCGAACGCCAGCTCGAACCCCTCGGGAACATTGCCTGTGTACTTCTTCATCTTCTCTCCTTCGTAACAGTAACAACGTCGCCGGCTGCGGTAACTGGTAACAGTAACACCCCCATTTGTTAATAGGGGGGTTGTTACCATGTTACCAGCTACCAACGCCCTGCCCTGAAACATTTACCGTAAATTTATATGCTGTTACCACGTGTTACCGCTCCCCGCTCATTCATCAATTGATAGAACCATCTGCGCCGCCGTGCCGGGGTCGATGACGAGCCATCCGCCGGGGTGAGACGTGATAATCTCCGCCGCCAGAAGGTTATATATGATGCGTCCGCTGGCGCTCTCTTTGGCGTAGACCTTGGCAGTCGATTCCTTCGTTCCCTCGTGGTTGATTAAATAAGAAATAATATCCTCCTTTGAAACAAAGGGTTTTCCCTCGATTATCTCTCGATTACCTCGACGCCACGCATTGCCGAGTCTGCGAATATCTCCCGCCGCTTGCGGCTCCTTCTTTTTAGGTTGTTGCTCCCCTGGTTGAGCCTCCGCAAACACTGCCCCGCTGATCTCCTCGCCGTCCTCATCCACCCAGCCGAGCGCCACGCGCTGCATCTTGCCGTGCAGCGGCTGCGGCATTTCTGCGTCTTTCATCTTGGTGCAGGAGACCTCGATGGTGCCGTCATCCTGCCGTTGCACGAGGATTGAGGAGTCCACGGAGGCCTTCCAGGCGGAACTGCCGCGGGCGCGGCCTTTGGCATCGACGCTGTTGCCGACGTGATGAACGATGGCAACGCCTGCGCGAAATACGCTGGAGACGATGGCAAGCTGGTTCAGAAAGCGCCGAGCGTCTTTGCTGGAGTTCTCGTCGGCTTCCATGTGTGCGTTGAGGGTATCGACGATGATGTAGGCGATCTGCTCGTCCTCCGGGACGAGTTCTCGCACGGCTCGGATGATATGAGAGGAGGAGTTGTAGGCGTCGATGTCGATGGCTTTGTTGGTTATGAGAAGGTCGTCGATCCGATCCACGCCGTGATGCCGGCACCAGGCGGCGACGCGCTGGCGCAGTCCGTAGTGGCCTTCACCTGCGAGATAGACCACGACGCCAGCTTTGGTGCGCAGACCACGCCACGGCTTGCCGGTGGCGATGTGACAGGCAACGTCGAGCATCATCATGGTTTTGCCGCCGCCAGACTCACCAAACACCATCGAAACGCCGTTGTCGGGTATCCAGCCTTTGACAACCCACGGCAGCGGGGAGGGTTGCCCGAGATAGGATGTCGCCCGCGTCAGATAGTAGTCGGCGCTTTTCGCCCGCTCTTTCGCCAGTATCGCCTCGACCGCCTCCGACCCTATCGCCACGCTCGCCGCCACGTCCGCCTCGGGCTCGTAGCGCGCGACGGAGCGGGCAATCTGGCTCACCTCGCTGGTGGGAAGCGGGATCTCGCAGCGCGTCTCGTTGATGACGGTCAAGGCCGCCAGAATCTCCGCCTCGGCCATGCCGAAGCTGCGCATGGCGCCGCCCAGCGCGGTGAGTCCGCTGTTTCGGTTGCCTTGGATAAGATTGCCGCTTGCTGCGGGAACGACGCTCTTGCGCTGCGCCTGCATGGCATTGAGCCAGCGGGTCTTGAGCATCGCAGGCGCAACGCCGTCGAACGGGTCGGATGACGCTTCCCACTCGTAGGAGTTGCCGTTTATCTCGGATGGGAACGCTAGGAAATAGCGCCCGTCGCTGAGGAGATCGACGCCCTGCTCAAGTTTGCAGGAGCGCACGCCATCAACGTAGGCGAAGAGCCAATGCTGTCCACCGCCTGCGGTGAGCTGGCAGGGACCGTCGTTGTCGTGATCGCCGTTTGCGTCTATCCAGTCACGCCAGCCGTCATTACCGCCATTGCGCGGGTCGATGTCGCAGACGATGAGTCCGGAGACGGCGCCCGCTGCGATGCCGACGTTGTAGTTGGGATTCTCCTGCCACCAGCGTTTGATCTGCTCGGGGTCGGTTGTCGCATCGTTGACGCCGTGACGCGTGGCGGGCGTCTTGGCGTTGGGGAGCACGGGCAGAACATGCCAACCCCACGAGGCGTATGCGAGCGCGGCGTCAGCCTTCGTTGTCATTCGTTTCTGCTCGCAGTTCCCTCTTGGTCTTTACTTCCAGCTCATACTGCCTCGCCATCGGCGGGTATTTGCCCCATCGGCTGATGACGTGCGGCCAGATGTCGAGCGCCTGGGCGAGCGCCTTCTTGGTTCCGTAGAACTTGATTGCCTCGTCTGTTGTCATTCCTGATTTACCTTTTGTTGCATCATTTAGGTGTTGACACCATAAGCGAGAGCCTATAGGATTTCAACCATGCGCGAACGGATTCACCGAAGGCGCATGGAAGGAGAGAAAAATGGAAGAGTTCGTAATCACCAACGAAGCAGACGGCCTCGCGCTCTTCGTGTTCAAGCCCAAGAACCCCAAGTTCGCATGGGGCACCAAGTTCGTTGATACCGACGCCAACGAGGTGATCAACGTGCGCCTGTTCAACGACTACACCAAGGCGGTCGCATACGCCAACGACATCATGAACGTGGGGGCGTAAGCGATGGCAATCCAACTCAAACGCTCCTCCGCCATCGGGCGCTCGGGAGTCAAACTTCTGGTCTACGGCGCTGCGGGCGCAGGCAAAACGTCGCTGATCCCGACGCTGCCAAAGCCCATCGTCCTGTCCGCCGAGGGCGGCCTGCTTTCGATTGCTGACGCGGACGTGCCGTTTGTCGAGATCAAGACGATTGCTGACCTGCACGAAGCATACGACTGGCTCGTCGGCTCTGCCGAGGCGATGGATTTCGAGTCGGTCGCGCTCGACAGCATCAGCGAAATCGCCGAGGTCGTCTTGAACGCCGAGAAGAAAGCAACGAAAGACCCGCGCCAAGCCTACGGCGCGATGCAGGAGCAGATGGCTGATCTGATTCGCGCTTTCCGCGATCTGCCGGGTCGGCACGTCTACATGAGCGCGAAGCTCGACAAGTCGCAGGATGAGATGGGGAAGATGCTCTACGCCCCGTCAATGCCGGGCAACAAGACCGGGCAGCAGTTGCCGTACTTCTTCGACGAAGTGCTCGCCTTGCGCGTCGAGAGGGATGCGGATGGCAACGCCTACCGCGCGCTGCTCTGCGACGGCGACGGCTCGTGGTTGGCGAAGGACCGGTCTGGAAAACTCGACCAATGGGAAGCGCCTGACTTTTCCGAAATTATTAAGAAGATCATGGGAGGCGCGTGATGGCGATGTTCGATAACTATTCGGTAGACGACCTCGCCGCCGACTGGCTCGAGGCGAAGCAGACCGAGCGCGCGGCGGTGGAGCATCGCCGCGACATCGAGGACGAGCTGACCCGCCGCCTTGAGATCGCATCGGACCTCAACGGCACCGAGCGTCGGGAGCTGGATCGCCACGCCCTCAAGATCGTCGGACGCATCGACCGCAAGGTTGACGCCGAGATGGCGCAGGAGCTGGCGGCGGAGCACGGGATCGGGGAGTACCTCTCAACCCTGTTCCGGTGGAAGCCCGAGATCATCCTGCGCGCCTGGAGCGCAGCACCAGAGAACGTAACCAACGCGCTTGCACGCGCAATTACCGCGAAGCCGGGACGCCCGAGCTTCAGTATCGAGGAGAAGTGAAATGGCAAGACTAGACATCGGATTCAGCGCAGACGAACTGCCGGAAAGCCGCGGCGATTACGAGCCGCTGCCAGAGGGTTGGTACTCGGCTGAGATCGGCGACGCTGAGATCCGCGTCACGAAGGACAACACCGGGCAGTATATCCGCTGCCGCTACAACATCACGGGCCCGACGAAGGCCGGGCGGGTCGTGTTCGGCAACCTCAACATCATGAACAAGTCGCAGAAGGCGGAGGAGATCGGACGCCAGCAGCTCGGCGAGCTGATGCGGGCTGTGGGCATCGGACGGCTCGAGGATACGGACCAGCTCATCGGCTGCCCGCTCCAGATCAAGCTCTCCATCCGCCCCGCGGAGAACGGCTACGCCGCGCAGAACGACGTGCGCGGGTTCCGTGCGCCTGAGGGTGCAGCGCGCTCTACGGCGGCTCCTGCGGCGTCTGGTGCCACGACTGGAAAGGCTGCTCCGCCCTGGGCGAAGAAGTAAACGACAGCCCGCGCCGTGCGCGTGGGCTCTCCACTGGAGACAATCATGGCCAAGATCCCACCGCCTCAAAACACGCTCGCCGCGCTGATTGATGCGGCACACGAGAAGATGCGCGAGGATAACGACCAGCCCCGCGAGCACCTCGGCTGCTCAGTCGCGGGCCATCCCTGCGACCGCTGGTTGTGGTTGTCCTTCCGCTGGGCGGTGCGGCAGAAGATCCCCGGTCGGACCCTGCGCATCTTCCGACGCGGGCAAGACGAGGAGGCGACGTTTGTGCGTGACCTGCGCATGATCGGCATCGACATCCACGAGACTGGCATACGTCAGCGCCGCATCAGCTTCGGCTGGCATACCGGCGGCAGCATTGACGGCATCATCGAAAGCGGCGTGCCAGGCGCGGAGCGAAAGCGGCATATCGCCGAGTTTAAGACGATGAACTCGAAGAACTTCGCCAAGCTCGAACGTGAAGGCGTCGAGAAGGCGCAGCCGACCCACTTCGTCCAGATGCAGCTTTATATGCTCGCAACGGGCATCGACCGCGCGCTCTATGTGGTCGTGAATAAGGACGACGACAGTCTCTACAGCGAGCGCGTGCGCTTCGACACCGACGTGGCTGAAAAGTACCGCGACCGCATGATCCGCATTGCGCAGACGGAGAGAATGCCGCCGCCTGTCAGCACCGATCCGAGCTGGTTCCAGTGCAAGTTCTGCCCGGCTTACGAGTTCTGCCACGACTACCAGCTCACAAAGCAATCGAACTGCCGCACCTGCGCTCACGCTACGCCGCGGGAGAGTGATTGGCATTGCGCCCGCTGGGACGACGCCATTCCCGTCGAAGCGCAGCGCACTGGCTGCCGCTCGCACGTCCTGCATCCCGA